TGGATATTGATAAAATGTCCATGGACGAGTTTCAAACCTTAGCTAAGTTCTTAGCAAGTCCAGACTTTTCAGACATAGATGAATACAGAAGGAGGCTGCACTAATGAAGATAGAACAAATAATTGATGAAACCATGGAAAAAGAGCGAATCAAACATTGTAATCATGTGTGTAATTATTGTGGATACTGCACTGATTACGACAATTATATTTTAAAAAAAATATGGAATATTGTGAAACCAATGTTAAGGAGAAAAAAACTAATGAAAAAAGAAAAATGGGATGGTCAATCAAGGCCATCCAATGACCTATACAGAGATAACTTCAATAGGATCTTTAAGAAAAAAGAACAGGCTGACATTCAATCAGATAATTTAGAGATGGAGAAGTTTAGAGGAATCAACAAAAATCTAAAAGGCACTACAATTTGTAAGGCAAAGAATTGTAGTAACTACCTATACAAAAATGAGAGCCCCAATTTAAGGGGTTATTGCATAGATTGTGGCTAAAAAGCCACAATTTGTTGCATATTTGCAACAATTATGTTCACAATGAGGCAAGTTTCTCCCTATAGACTTTTTTTGCCAGAAAAGTTTTTTTGTTTTTCAATTTCCAAAACAGTGTTACAATGGTTACAATGGCTTTTAAAGTGCTATTATTCGCATATACCAACACTTATAGACGATATTTTTGTAACAAAACGCTGTTACAATGGTGTTACAGCTGTTACAATTTACAATAATTGGCTTATACCAACACTTTTAGCAAACCCGTACGCGCGCATAAGAAAAAGTTTTTGAAAAAAATGTGCCTAGAGAAAAAACCTATAGGTGTTATACAGAGGTATGATCAAGAAAAAATCCAAATATAAATCAGTTCTTATAAATAAAAAAAGATATTACTTTTATAAAATAACCTGGTTGGATATTTTGGGTGATGCGGGCCATGCTGATATAAATGAATTTAACGAGATGAAACCTGCAGAGATGATAACTCATGCGTATATATTTTCAAAAGATAAAAAGAATCTTAGAACCTTTGCGTCTTATGATAGTCACTTTGAATCTTTTTCGGATCGTAATGTATTTCCAACAGGATGTATTAAAAAACTAGAAAAAATTAATCTTTAGATTCTTCAATTACTTCTGCGTCAGCATCAATAATAGGTTTGAAATTTTTCAATGCCTTCTCTAATTCTTTGTCTAACTCTGATTCGTCAACGTTATCTAAGTTTTTATGTAGATGTAGATTAGTATTATTTTGGAACCCTGCAGCCTTACCTCTAGCTACTTCCATATTACCTGCAGCACTCCAGGCTTTACTTTCCCTAGCTTCATCTCTAATTTTACCTAGTTCTGCCAGGTGCTTTTCATAAGTGATGTCATATTTTTTTAACTTCTCTGCTCTAAGTCTTCCAATGTATTGAGCCACCAAAGGATACATTGATGGGTTTTGAAGTCGACTTGCACAGACGTAAGCACCGTCTGGTTTATAGCCCGCAGCAATAGCACATTCAGAATCAGTCTTTCGACCTTCTTCTGTTACAATTAGATTTGCAAATTTAATTTGTTTTTCTGTAAGTCTTTTAGGAACTCCCATACTTGCAATATAAATTATTTTTGATATATATTCAAGTGATGGTATCAGGAAAGCTATTAAGACAGGCCCTAGATAAGTTTATGAAATCGCCAGTAGCACAAGAGGCAAGAGTACAGGTGTGTTTACCCGACGGGAAATATTATGACATCAAGGACATTAAATTAATGGAAAACAAAATACTTGGAGTCCGAGAGACACATAGATTGGTGATGACTTTGTATTCATCTAAATGGAATATGGGTGAAGTAATTAAGAAAATTTAGTTAACTTTAATGCTCCGGACTTAACTTGAAAAATGATTAAGGGAGAGACTAAATTTTGGCATGAAATTAAAGCGTTCAACATTAAAAATAATTGCGAATTATCATTTACACGCGTGGAAAATAGTGCTGCACATGGGACTCCTGATCTATTGGTTTATAATACTTCTGGTCACTTTTTCACTATAGAATTAAAGTTAAATTTGGTTAAAAAAATTCGCTTCTCTCCGCATCAAATTGGCTTCCATATCAAACATCCGCACAACAGTTTTATCATGGCCAAGGGCCTCTGTCAGAGAGACATAAAACTTTATGAGGGGTCCAAGATCCGTGATCTTGTAACCGGTTCTGCCGAACCTGTGGCCACGGGCATGATGTCAAGCTTTAAATTTCTACAAAAAATTTAACGTCCTACAATATCCTATGTCCAAGGTCAATGACCAAAGTGTCGCGGCTCAGAGAAGAGCATGTGGGCGGGACCCACCCAAGGAAAAAAAAGAAAAAAATGTTTCACGTGAAACATGGGCCTGTGACCTGTGGCCTGTGGCCTCGGCTTGCGGACTATGGTGCGTGCTTGTGGGCGGGACCCACCCTTATTTTTTATTTATGTATTTTTTTGAGCGATGTGTTCAACGGCTAACCAACTCAAAACACTTTTTAAAGAGTCATGGTCCTCAATATACTGTTGGTCGCTATCGTTTTTTAAGAAATCTATCAAGCCGCCCTGATCATTTATTATTTGCCAAATTTCTTTTTTATTCTGATCGTAAAAAAGTTGGGCACATAAATTACTTTTTTCAAAAAAATCAGTGCCGTTATTAGCTGCGATCCAGGCAAATGTAATTTGTTTATTTATCTTTTTTATTATTTCTTTTTTAATAGTCATATTTTTTATTCCCACCATTACTACGCACAGTAGTAATGGTAGTATTTACATTTTGGACAAAATACTTTGTTGGTTCCGTCAGGTTCCATCTCATCATTTTCATCGCCTTTGCTTGCGACCCGTTCAGCCCAATTTTTAGACTTGTGGCCACAATCTAGGCATTCATTTATTTCACCCTTGTTGCCGAGCATTATTTCCCATCTCATATTTTCCTCGCTTGTTGCTTGAGGGCTGGTGGAATACTACCAGCCCTCTTGTTTGCTGCCGCCAAGTACCTTGTGTCAATCCACACATCACTTGTCTTTATAGATCCAGGCTCCGAGCAAGGTTCTAAAGGATCGGCCAGCAAATTTTTTTTAGTGTTTGCCATGATATTCTTTTTCAGTAATTCTTTTTCGCTTGCCCGTTTTTAAATCAATACACCAATAACGTCTATTTTCTCTACCCATAAAACCGTCTTTGCGTTTTGTATAATCGTAAGTTTTTTTAGTGTTTGCCATAACTAATATTTTTAATTTTTGGGTTCCAGCATTTTCTACAATCTAAACATTTGCCGCCCTGCTTTGGAGCCGGGCAGCTGGGTTTTTTTGTAACTACAGTTGAAGTGTTCGGCCAGCTTTTAATACCAGGTTGATTAATCATACTTGAAGATAATCTTACAACCAAATTTGCGGGCTTGTCCTTCAGGTATGGTTTGATCCAGGCCTCTTTGGTTGGCATCCAATGCTTTTTTGTAGGTGTGAGCTTGCACACTTCATAAATTTTATTTAAATGATTTAAATCTTGTACATCGCCTGAGTCATGCCAACGGAAAACATCCGACTTTTTAGAGTTGATCAAGGTCACCATCGCAAAGACCCATAATTTTTTCTTCAAGGCCTTCAGCCTTCTATACTGAGCATCTTGTACAACCTTGAAAACATAGCAGCCTTTTAAGGCATAGCAGGTACTGCAAACTGAATTTGGTATCAATCGTAACTTGCTGCCCGTGTTACACTCGGCTGCAGGTATACCAATTGACCATCCTGGCATCTTGCCAGGCTTGCTAAGGCCTCCAACTAGATCCCATGCTTTTTTAGTATTCATATTCAAAGTCTCCAATGTCCCAGCCGTCGCAAAGTGAAGAGTGATCAACATCGGGTGAAGTTGTCCAGGTTGTCTCTTTGCCGTTTTTATCTGTTGTAATAAAAGTAATTTTATCAATCCTTAAAGTCGATAATTCTTGAGTTGTCATTTTTCGCATCTGTATCCCTTTCATTAGTTAATCTTATATAGGATATTATTGCATAAAATGCAAGGGTCACGGCCAAAATAAAAATAAATAAACTTCTTGACATATCCTATAAATTCCTATATAATATTCCGCCGCAGAGGAGAGCTTGTGGGCGGGACCCACCCTAAGCTTGTAGCTTGTGGTTAGTGCTTGTGGGCGGGACCCACCCGGGGGGGGGAGATTTTTTAAAAAAAGACTTGGTGTGTAAGTTCCTAGGTCACAGTCCCTCTAGGCGTTTTATCTCTGCAATGACTTACACACTCCACGTCCGAGCGCGTTGCTCAATCGGTACTCCG